CTGCCGCACAGCCCCAGCGTAAAGGCCAGCCCGAGCTGCGATCTGGGCTTCGCTCAGCCCCTCGGCCGCCGCTACGAAGTCTTTCAGGTATTGTCGCTGCACACGTACTAACTGATCGATGTCTTTGCGCTCTGCCCTCGACAGCCCCCGAAACAGCCCCGGGTCGAGTTTAACCCCAGCTCGATCGGCTGTCGCTGCCAGCGCGGCCGCCGTATGGCCCCGCGCAATGATCGCGTCCATCTGTTTGGCCCAGCCGGGCCTGCTGAAGTCCAGCGCCTGAATCGCGTCGAGCGTTAAGGCGTGCAAATTAGTCGGCGTGTCAGCCATCGCCGCGTGCCTTGCGGGCCCAGTCGAGCGCCGCGCGCCATTCCTGATTAATTAGGTCTGGGGTTGTGTCGACATCTTTAACGACGCCAAACGGCTGATCGCAGAAAGAACAATACAGCGCGCTGGCCGGGCTATGATCGCCGCACGCCTTGCACTCTTTGAACTTGTATTCTTTGGCGACTGGGGCTGCCCCCTGGGGCTGTTGGCCGGCTGCTTGCGGCGTATTCGACGGCAGCGGCGTCGTGACTGGCATGCGCGCCTGCGATTCGCCGCTGATCAGCTTCTCATTATCGTTCACGTTGCCCGCTTCGGTTGCGTCAGCAGGCAAGAAGGCTTCGTCGAGATCCCCGGCGTCCACTGCCGCGTTGAGCATCTGCATCGGACTGATCGCCCCGGCGTCAACATAGACCTTCAGCTTGTCGGCTCGGGCCTTCTCTGCCTGGGCCTTCATTGTCTGATCACGCCAGTCTTCCGAGTCGCCCATGAAAAACACGGTCGAGCCCGGCAACGTCGTGTGGGTTAGGGCTAGCTCCCAGTTCTTATCGAAGCCGGCCATGCCCTGCCCTTTGATCCCTTCGTCGCGCACCTGGGCCGCAAGCCCAGTGTTGAGCCCAGCCGGGGCCGGGTCGAACTCCTCGACGTTCATACCGATCGAGTGAGCATAGCGCCGGTACGCATCGGTGCGCTCTTCCTTGACATCGAAGCCGTCAGGTACTTCAGCCAGGGGGATCGTGACAACCGTCGGCGTCGCCGCCATCTCGATCATTGGCACGATGGTCGAGCCCTTATACAGCACAAAGCCGCGCTGATCTCTGGCATCGTCCGAACTGTTGAGCGCGTCGCGTAACATCTTGTCGGATACGCCGTTCACAAGATGGATGGCCAGGTTGCGCGTGCCGGTGATCTTCTCCCTGAAATAGACCTCGACCGCTGCCAGCTTCAGGATGGTTGCCCAGGAACGCGACGCCGCACACATACCATAGCCGCGCATCTCGACTCGAGGCGATGGCATATCGGTGATCCGGATCACGTCTTCGGCGTCGAGCAAATGATAGCCGCCATAGTATGACCAATACACGATCGGCTTCTGGGGATCGCCGGTCGGATAGCACCGAAGCGCGTCGAGGTGAAATAGCCCAACGATCTTACTGCCCCGCGCGCCGCTCGACCGGGCCTTCTCAACGACCATGCCCATGTCAGTCAGCAGGTAGTCTTGCAGGCCCCGCTGCAGCCCGCTGGCATAGCTGCCATCGTATCCCAGGATCAGTTGCTGGGCCGCCTTGATGCGCCGCGCGCTATCGTCGGAGTCCTCGATCCTGAAGCCCTGGGCAACCTTCTTAGAGATGGCCTTGAAGATGGAGTCGGCCCACATATTTTCAAACTGGGGTGTTTGGGAGAGCAGCCGATCGCGCCCGATGCTGCCTTGTGGGGGAAGGGAGAATTGACCATACTGCGCAATGCCGGGTATACCGCTCAGCAGGCCTACGGGGCCCATGAGAATAGTAAACGGTGCCGCCGCCGTTGCCGGGATCGCGTCTTGCCGAGTGACGGAGCGCTTACGAGCCGCCTCGACATCAGCGGTCGACATCATATCACTCATAGCTTATCCTGATACGCGACAACCCACATCACAACCGCATACACGACGAGCAACATGAGGATCGCAGCTTCAAGCGCAGTCATACATCATACCTCTGGGCCCAGACGCCGTATCGAAGCGCGTCGAGCGAATGATCGAACGCCTTCACGATCTTGCCGTTGGCGTCGCGCCGATAGCTTGCCATCTCAGCGCGTAGGTTCTTACACCTGGGGTGCACCTTGACCCGGCGCCGGCCGTTCGCATCGGCCGCGATGGCCCGGCGTAGTTCTTTGATCGACTCTTCGACATCCGGCGGGCTATTGCGAGTATAGATCGCCTCGACGTGCAAGCGACCCTTGAGCTCTGCCGCGCTCTTGTCGACAACCGCATAGTCGGGCGCCGGATACGGCAACTGCTGCACAATTCCTATATGATCGTTGCTCAGCACGCCGGCGCGGTCGTCTTCATAGAAGACGTTGATCGAGCCGTCATGTCGCAGCTGGGCAAGCAGGAAAACGCGCGGATGACTGTCAGCACTCCAATACCCAGTAGCAGGATCGCGCTTGCCAACGTATCCATCGTCAACGAACCATAGCACGCTGCCGCCGCCCTCGACATACTCAGCAGCCTCAGTCACGTTGTCGCTATCGCTCCAGACATCGAAGATCACGCCGGTCGCCTGCACCCATTCGCCGCGATTCAGTCGCGCATCCTCGACGCCAGTCAAGGTGCGCATGGTCGCATCGTAATCCGCCGGGTTGTGCCGGTTGTCCTGTCGACCGCTGTAGTATACGTGCGCCTCGCCGCCGACGATCAGCCGATTGTATATCCAATGGGTAGGCGCGTCAGGGTTACAGCTATAGAGGATCTGCCGCCATCGTGCCGCACGGCCGCGCATACGAGCCCGTAAGGCATTGTGATCAGCTTCCTCTAGCTCAGTCGCTTCTTCGCCCCAGATAATATCGACGCCGCCCCTGGGCCCGATGGACTTCAGCCGCTCGCGCTGTTCTTTGTCCTCGAGCCCCATATAGGCGAGGATCGAACCGTTGAAGTAGCGGAAGAAGTCTTTCGACTCATACTGCCGCACGCGCGGATCGTCGCCGATCACCGTTTCGTTCAGGAAGAGCAGCGAGCCCTTTGTGAGACTGACGCGGGTCTTACGTACCAGCAGAGCGAAGGCCCCAGGATACTTCAGGCAATAGCCGTGCAGCTTCTCAGCCCCCAGCCGAGATTTGCCGCCGCCGGCACTGCCGGTCAACAGCACTAGCCCCGACTTATCGCGCCATGGGTCGACCTGCCACGGCAGCGGATCAAATAGCGTCGCCGGGTTGTGCCGGATCGTCGTCTGGGGCTTCGTCCCAGTCATCAGGGCTGACAATGGTATACCCCTTGCGCACTTCAATGCCGCCCGAATGCTCGACAAACTCTTTCGGCTTGCCGTACTTGCGATCCCACAGCCAGGTTGACGCCTTGATCGAACTGTCGGCCGCCTGCACACCCTTGCGTTTGGCGTTGGCGATCATGTTCTCGACAATGGCGCGCTCGGCTGCCTCATCGAAGAGCTCAAGCAGCACCGATCGGGTTGCGTCTTCGACTGGCTTCGGCGGCCGGCCGCCCATTGGGGGATGGCCTTTTTCAAATGGCATAGTTAACTACTGAATCTACGGCAGGTTGAGCAACGGGCCGGCGATGATGACGACGGCATGGTCAATTAAGTGCACCGTCAATGTTCGGATTTGTAGTACACCGCACAATTGTCTGCCAATCGCCACGGTTGGCAGCATCAAAGATCTCACGACCAAACGATGTTAGGCGATACATGCCAACCCACTCAACAAGCGGCGGGCCTTCGTCATTCGACGCCAACCACGCCGCGTCATCCAATCGCATGCGCATGTCGCCATCGCCTAGTTGCAGCAGCGTGCGGTATGCGCATGAACCAAGCCCTTCGTCTTCCCGCTCCATCGCATCATACACGGACTGGCGTTGTGCCGTCATCGTCACGTTTTCAAACCAATTCACTGTTTTTACTCCGCATACTCACGCTTGAATCTCCATGCGATCTCTGGCGCTTCCGCGATAATCAATTATACTTCGTCATTGCTTATCGCGGTATAGTTCACTATATCGAACAACATGAACTCGTCAGGGTTGGCTTGGGGGTGAATAACATAGACGCAATAGGCAAAGCACCTTCGATACACCCACCATCGCAGGCGAGTGCAGAGCGTTTCTTTTAGTGGATGCTCAGTCACGGTAGGTTGAGCAACGGGCCGGCGATGATCACGACGGCAAGCCCAACGCCAAACAGGAACATACACAGCCATTGCGGTAGCGCGAAATGGACGGCAATCCACCAGAGCAGAGTCGCAAGGGCTGCTGCAATGATGGCCAATAGAGTAGCAGGGCCGATTGTCATAGCATCACCTCAGTACAAAGAATATCCAATATAAGAACGCGCCAATCGCGTACCAGATGCCAACCCAGAGCCCGGCGCCGATCACAAGAGCAACCCAATGCTTCCATGTCATCGGCTCAGCCCCAGCACGAACGCCGCGATCACCAGCATGGCCGCAACTTCAAGGCTGATCCGAATCCACTGCCAGCGCCGGATCTGTTCCTGCCCGGCGACGATCGTTTCGATCTTTGCGTCGATCAGCGACTGACGCAGCGTGCGGTTACCATCGTCGATATCAAAACGGAGCGTCAGCGCAAGCACCTCATGGTTCAGCAAGTTAATTGCGCGATTAACCGTATCACGATAGATCCGCCATTCGGTTCCCATGTCCCCGAGCGCCTTCAGCACCGCTTGATAAGACTCGTCGTCAGGCATTACAGCGGCGTCAGCCCGGCCATGTCGACAAACCCAATGCCGGCCGGCACCCCGTCAAGCTCAGATACATGGCCATTACTGGGATCGTCGATCTTGATATGTTGCCCAGGCGTCAGATAGCCCCAGAGTAGCCCGGTATGATCGGCGCGCTCATAGACGGGCAGGCCCATCACCTGATACGGTTTGGCCGGGGGCCTGAGCACCGTGTCGCGCCATGCAATAAAGTCAGCGTGTGGCCAGTCGGTAGGGTCGACCTTGCGCTGATACGGACCCGGCAGCGCGACTTGCCCATGCGTGTCGACCTGGGCCCCGAGGATCGCATAGCTTCGACAGAGCTCTTGCAGCAGCCAGGCTAGACAGTCCTTCTGGACGGTTGGCCAATTTTCGCCCCGCGCATGAAGACACTCGATCCCGATGCTGTTGACGTTCACGTACGTCGACTCGGCGTCGCCGGAATGCCAGGCGCTGTATTTTTGAGGATCGAGGAACTGGATGATCTCGGCTTGCCTGCCGATCAGATAATGCGCACTGATCGCCGACGAGGTGTAGATGTAGCTGGCAGCTGACGAGAGCGATTGACCAACGGCGCCCTCAGTCGAGTGCACCACGATCGATATCGGATCGCCCGGCCGCGTCGAGTAGCCATGGCCAACCGGATAGGTTTTCGCCTTTGGATAGGTCGAGGCATTGATCGGGTAGGACATAACAGCCCTATCTCTGGGATGAGAGAGAGAGAGAGAGTGATCTACTGACAGTATACCACCAGTTGTCAAGCAAAAATAATGTGTCAAGTTACTGTTATGAAACTGATCACATTTTGCTTATTGCTATACGTGGTATACGTGGTATACTGTATGCACGGAAACGAACGAATAGGAGAACACAATGGCCAAAGAACAAACAAACTTGCGACTGGCCCCCAGCACGATCGACAAGCTTGACATGCTTGTGACGATGATGCGCAAGCAAACCGGGCTGTCGACGAGCCGCGCGACGATCATTACGGTGTTGGTCGAGGAAGCCGCAGCCCGGGTCGAGGCCCAGGCCCAGCCGCTGAAGCGGATCGAGCCGATCCGCGATGGCAAGAAGACGATCGGATGGCAAGCAGTCTACGGCGATCACATCGTCGGCACCTTCGACCTGCGCGACAAGGATCGCGCTCAATCCGCGCTTGACCGTTTCGTATATGAGGAGCTGAGCCGATGAACATCGAAATCACCGAAGACCGCGCCCGATGGCGCTCAACCGACTACACATGGAACGTACGGATCGACGGCGTGCTGATCGCCGTCGCAAAGACGCCGGGCGCCGGGGATCGCGTCGCCAACGAAGTCATCGCCCGCAACGATGTCGCGATGCTCAAACAGGCGATCAGCGCGCTCGACGCCGTTGACGCCCTGCTAACTGCCGAGCTAGCCCACACGTACGACGACGGCCCCTGCTGCCCATGCGGTCGACCGGCGCTGTTCTTTGTTCAGTATCCTGGGAAGACGTACGCCTACTGCCCCGACTGCTATCGCGATCTCAACGCCGGCCGGCCGCCGCTGCTTGCGCAGTGCGCTGCCATCATCCGCCGCTGCCTGGGCTCGACGACTGGGGCCGGGTCGATCATTGACGAGCTGCGCCGGGTCGACCGCGCGCTGAATGCGGAGGGTTGGTAATGCAGCACCTATCGCCCCGCGCTCGACTGATCGTGCTGATCGCCCTGCTGTTGATCCTATTCGTGACGGTTGCATGCTTCGGCCCCGAGGCGGCATGCAACATTGATCCGTGTTAGTTAGGAGCTAGACCACAATGCTATTGACACTCGACCAACTTCGACCCTACGAGCCGCGCGCCATCTGCCACGCTGCGCAACAGTTCATCATTCACGAATTAGGCGCGCATGGCTACGCAGACCTTGAGCTACTGAACCCGCTCGACACGGACATCGACCTAACGCAAACCTTGCGCAACTATTACGACGCGCTCATAGCATTCTACAGCGATGGCGACGTTGACGACCCGCGCACCGACGGACGGGGCGAGGCAACCGAGCTCGACAACCTGATCGACGCCTTGCTGATCGCCGCCAACAATGAAGCCGCACACGACGAAATGATCAAGCGCGAATACGATCAATAGGAGCATCCCACAATGCAGCACAACGTTACACCAGACATCGAGATACGCATGACGGCCTGGGATCACCTCAACGCACACCGGCAGGCCCTGCGGGCTGCCCAGGCCCTTCTAGCGGCAGCCCAGACGAGCCGCGACAGAACCATGTACCGCGTTTGGATACTCAACGCGGAGCGCAACATTATGCACTGGCAGGCCCAGGCAGAAAGAGAAACACCATGAGCGTTACCACTGACGCGCTCGACGCCATTCGTCACGAGCTCGGCAAGATTTATAGCACCGAAAATACAGCATACCAGGCCAATCATCTAGCAACAACGGTCGACCTGCTGACTGATCTGGTTGAGAAGTTGCATGCGCGTGTTCTGTTCTTAGAGCAGCAGCAGCAGCGACAGGAGAATTACTAGCATGCCCAGCTTCAAGCGGTTTCTACTCGGCTTCAGCGCCTACCTGATCTTTGCGGCAGCGGCAGCAGGCGTGCTGATCTATGCTGGCCTGCACGACTACTTCTATCCAGTGCTGATCATCTTTATTCTGGGATATGTCGGGGGCCGCATATCGAAGATCATCGAGCAGGGTCGTTAACATCGGCGCTACTGGGCCTGGCGCTCATCTCAGGCCCATCTTAATTATAAGGGGATCACACATCATGGCAGACTTCGATCAGGACGATGGCAGCCAGTTTGGCACCTATCAGGACGATGCGACGCACGGCGATGGACTGACGCGGATTCAATGGCGGCATGGCGACAAGAAACATCAGTCGCCGGGCTTCTTCTTTCTGGCGGCCGAGTCGGCACCCGAGGGCTTCAGCCCCAGCGGATCGGCCTGGGCCAAACACAGCGAATACTTCGAGTCGAGCGATAAGACGCTCAACGGCTGGAAAGCTGACAAGCTGCAGGTGGCGATCATTTGCGCCCGCGTGCAGCCGTACGTGCGCGGCGAAAAAGGCGACGCGCCGATCTGGCTCGACGCCTGGGATGCGTCGCGCAACTGCGCCATGCATGCTGACGTGCTCTTAGTCGCCGATGGCCTACAGGATCTGGGCCCGGTGAAATGGTCGACCAACGGCAGCACCATTGCTTTTGCTATCATCGGTCGAGCCGACCCGAAGCGCGATCCGCAGGGCGGCATCCTGCACCGGCAGCGGGAAGAGGTGCTAGCGGCAGCCGACGCCGTTTCGAAGGTTGCCTATCGCAAGAAGAAGAATCTGTATTGGCTCTTCTGGGCCACCATCGGCACTGAGCGCGACGCGAAGGGCAACATTGTGTACACCTCGACGAAGGGCCCCATGGTCACGTTGCCCAGGCTGCTACTGCCTGCCACGATTGACACGGCCTGGCTGAAGGCGAATTTCGTCGGCACCGACATGGCCACGTACGGCGAAGAGATGCGCGGATTGTACGACGAGTGGAAACAGACCAAGTTTACGAACGATGGCCCCCAGGCCCCAGCGACGCCCGGCCGCAACGTGCCGCAGCCGATAGATGAGACGCTGCCATTCTAGATCGAGCGTCGAGGGGCCCAGGCCAAACACTGGGCCCCTCGACTATTAACAAACCTTATACTTATTGTCATTCTTTATAAACTATTCTTGGTTGTTTCCCGCACGTTAAAGCCTTATACTGTCTACACAACATCATAACAAAAGGAAAGCACGCCGATGCCCAGAACAGAGATCATTCAGATTCGCGTCAGCGCTGAAGAGAAGGCCCGCGCTGAAGCCGTCGCAAAGGCCCAGGGCCTGACGCTCAGCAGTTATCTGCGCCGCTGTTTCATTATCGCCCGTACGCCCAGGCAGCGACAGGCAGCATAGATCGGCCCAGCCGATCACCCCTTCGACTGGGCCATGCAGCACGATCGAAGCGCCGTCGCGTCTTTCGTGTTGCCAAGAATAGGAGCATGGAGTATGCCATCAAAGCCGATAAATTATCGCGTCTCAGCCAACCTTGACTGGGCCATTTGCATGGTCGAGGCAACGCGCGGCAGCAGGCGCCTATACTGGCGTCTCGTCAAACGATTCTGGGAGCTCTGGACATGACAAACGCAACCGCAGCGCTCAGCTATGCGACTGACTATGGATGGGCAGTGCACCCCGTCGGCGTCGACAAGGTGCCGACAACCAAGCACGGCCGCAACGACGCCACCAAAGATCCGGCGATGATCGATCGGTTCTTTAGGAACGGGGCCCAGATCGGGATCGCAACCGGCCCAGAGTCTGGGCTATTTGTCTTAGATGTCGACCTCGATCCCAAGAAACAGATCAACGGGTATATCACACTAGAACACCTTGAGAAAACGCATGGCCCGCTGCCGCTGACGCCATGCCAGAAGACCGGTCGAGGCGGAGCCCAGTATCTGTTTCGCTATGTCGAGGGGCTGAAGAATAGCACCGGCAAGTTAGGCGAGGGGATCGACACGCGCGGCGATGGCGGCTATATCGTGGTAGCACCTTCCCGCAACAGCGCCGGGCCATACACATGGGTGATACCGCCCGATGCGGTGCCGCTTGCCGATGTACCGCAGTGGATAATTAAGGCCCTCAAGGCCCCTGAGAAGCCGCTACAGCCCCGACAGCCCTCGACCGGCGATAATGAGCGCGCCTATCATCTCAAGCTCTTAGGACAGGCCGTGGCGAAAGTCGCAACGTCGAGCGATGGCCAGAAGCATGACGTACTGCTGAAGATGGCTACATGGATGGGCGGGCTGTCGAGCCTGAGCGATACTGAGATTGAAGCCGCGCTATGGAGCGCGATCGCGCTCAGAGCTGACGATGAACAGAACGCGCGCAAGACGATCGCTGACGGCATCGCCTACGGTCGAGCGAAGCCGCTGCACACGCCGGCCCCGCGTCAGTCAGTCGACCGCTCGACCGGCGAAATATACGACGAGCCCAGACCCCAGGCCAAAACAGAATACACGGTCAACCATCTGAGTGACGGTATCACGCTTGCCGATCTTCAGTATAAGGAGTTTCCGCCCGAGCGCTGGATCGTCGAGGGGATTTTACCTGAAGGCGCGCTGTTGTTCGCAGCGAAGTATAAAAGTAAGAAATCATGGATGGTGTTAGCGGTTGGCCTGGCTGTCGCCATGGGCGGTATTGCGCTGGGCCGGCTGCCAGTCGTGCAAGGCGATGTCCTCTACCTCGACCTCGAGGGGCGGCAGCAACGAATCCAGAAGCGCACCCGCGCCATGCTGGGGGTGCGGCAGTGCACATGGCCAGCCAACTTCACCGTGTTTACCAAGTGGCGTCGCGGCGACGAGGCGCTAGAGGATCTTGAGCATTGGCTGATGGCCCATCCCAACGCCGCCATGGTCGTGATCGATGTGCTGGCCAGCTTCCGGCGACCGATGGACAAAGCCGAGGGATTCTACGATTACGACCGCTCGACCGTCGACCCGATCAACGAGCTCGCCGAGAAATACCATGTGGCGATCATCCTTGTGCATCACTTCAACAAGGGCAAGCACGACGATATCATGGATAGTATCACCGGCTCGACCGGGCTGCCGTCGGCTGTTAATACCATGTGGGCCCTGCGGCGCGACGTCAACGACAGCAGTATTCAGGTACTGGAGATGCGCGGCCGCGATCTGGAAAACGACGACCCGCTTGCGCTGAAGTGGGACAGTTATCTTAATCAACATATCATCGAGGGCCCAGCTGCTGAAGTCGCGACAAGCCATGAGCGTCGCGCCATTCTAAAGATCCTCGACGACGATGAGCCCAGGATGCCCAAGGACATCGCAACCGAACTTGGTCGACCGGTCGCAACCATACAGCAACTCATGCGCAAGCTGGTAAATGATGGACTTGTCGACAAAGTAGGGTATGGAAAATATGCCAAAGTGAGGCATCGCGATCAGAGTGATCATACCGATCATACCGATCATACCGATCAGAGTGATCAGAGTTTGAAGGGTAAAAGCGATCAGACTCTGATCGATTCTGCCAACTCTGATCGGTCGAGCATAGACCGATCAGAGTTGGTGGCAGCAGCAGGAAGCCCCAAAGTACCCCAAAATGCCAACTCTGATCGGTCTGATCGGTATCTTAACGCGCGCGAGGAAATGGTAGATCCGCATACCATTTCTGAACCTGAGCTCTTCGCAGCTGACGTGCCGCAAGGGCTGACGCCTGCCCAGTGGGAGCAAGCCCGCTATACACTCGCCCTAGGCCGGTTCGCAGCGTTTGCCGATGTCGCGCGATCGATCCCGATGGACTATCACGAATTAAAAAAGCTAGTAGAAGGGTCGACAACATGACGCCTGAGCTACCGCAACCGATCCCGATCGGATCAGCGTTTGCAAGTATTGGTTGGCCCAACCTCGCATGCTCCATGCTGTATAACGGGTTGCGCTGTAACAACAGCAGCGACGCCGCGATCATCATTCCAACGGCTATAGGGTATGAAGTGATCGTGATCTGTCAGTATTGCTTTGATGTGCTGCCGTCCGACTGGAAACGCGAGTTTGACGCCGTTATCAAGGGAGAGAAATTTGATGAATGACAAACTGATCTCAGTCAGTCGACTGCGCCCGGTGCCGCCGGCCGGCCGGTGCATCGTGTGCAACTTGACACGTACCAGTATGCTGGTATGCGACGAGTGCAAGGCGCGGCCCGAGGCGTCGATCGCCTGGCTGCTACGCCTGCCAGTGTCAGAGCGCACCAACGCCGCGATCGACCTGCTGAGCGCGCTATGCTAGCCATCCCAGAACAGCGAGCCATTATCAAGATGATCTATGCAAACGAATACCAATGGTTGAGCAGTCGCACGCTGCCGGATACGCCCGATCAGGTCTATACCGACTATGAGATCATGCTGGTACGATGCGCGCTCGGGTTAGCAGGCGAGGCAGGCGAGGTTGCCGATACACTCAAGAAGGCGGTATTCCACCAGCATGGGATCAATCGCGATCAGCTGATCGACGAGCTCGGCGATGTGCTCTGGTATATCGCAGCCCTCTGTACCAAGCTCGACGTCAACATGTCCGAAGTAATGGAGCGCAACGTAGCCAAACTACGCGAGCGCTATCCGGATGGGTATAGCAGTGCCGCCAGTGTGGCGCGCACTGACGTAAAAGGAGAATAGCACCATGGCCAAAGACACAACGAAGGCAACGATCAGCCTCAAAGCCGAGAGCCTGAGCGATCTGATCGACGCGCTCGAAGCCATCGCACTGGACGCCGGTATGCAGATCGTGATGCAGGCGACTGTCAGCACCAGTATAGCGCTTGAAGCTGACGACATCAGCGACCTGGGCACCGCGATCGGCGACATCGCAGCGGCAGTCAACCGATCCGAAGGCGTCGAGTGCAAAGTAAGCGCGCCCGGCTCAGTGTGGCACCTTGCCCGGCTCGACCCGACGCCCATGGAGCGAATGATCAACAGCGCGACCGCACAGGAGCCATTCTAAGCGATCGACCATACGAATATACCTGAGCGCGGCCCCAGGCACCTTGCAGCCGCGCTCAGGGGCCTTACAGGAACAGATTATGCCAATGCTTCAAGCCGACATTCTGACATGGGCCCAGACCTATACCGGGCCGAAGTTTCATGCCCTGCTCTGCGATCCGCCGTATCACCTGACAAGCATCGTTGACCGCTTCGGCAGCGACACTGCCGCACCTGCCCAGTTTGGCACAGATGGCGCATTCGCCCGAGCATCAAAAGGTTTCATGGGTAAAACCTGGGATGGCGGCGACATCGCGTTTCGCCCCTCGACCTGGGCCGCCATCGCTGAGCACCTCTACCCTGGGGCCTGGGGTATGGTGTTCGCATCGTCGCGCGGCTGGCATCGCCTGGCTGTCGCGATCGAGGATGCCGGGCTGATTATTCA